TGTGGAGCGACTGAGCCAGGCGCTGGGCATCGCCGCCAGTGACCTGCAGAAGCTCACCTATGCGGCCAGCACCGTGAGTGTGGAAGGCGACAGTATGCACGATATGCTGGCCACGCTGACGGAAAAAATCGTGGAAGCGGACGAAGGCAGCGAGGATCTGCAGGCCATGTTCAACGCCCTGGGCGTGAGCGTGAAGAACCAGAATGGCCAGCTGAAAACCTCGGCCCAAGTCATCATGGAAATGGCTGACGCATTCGCCAAGATGGAAGATGGCAGCGTGAAAACAAAGCTGGCCATCGAACTGTTTGGCGATGAAGGCAAGCTGCTCATTCCGCTTTTGAACCAGGGCAGTGAGGGCATACGGCAACTTGGCCACGAAGCCCAAGATCTGGGCCTTGTTTTCGATCAGGCTGCCCAGGAACAGGGCAAGGCCTTCACGCAGAGCCTGCAGCGCGTGCGCGCAATCTGCATGGGGCTGTGGCAGACCATAGGGCAGAAGCTGATGCCCATTGTCACGCCGTTGCTTGAACGGCTGCGGGCATGGCTCGAGGTGAACCGCGAACTGATAGCGGGGAAAATCGCCGCGTGGGCGCAGGCCTTCGCGGACAAGATCCCTGCCATCCTGGACTGCGCGGAACGATGGCTGACCATGGGCGGCGAATTGCTGGGCTGGCTGGCAAAGTTCGCGGACATGATAGGCGGGGCCGAAACCGTTATGGCGCTGGTGGTGGCCTGGATGGGCGCGCCGCTGCTTTCCGCTCTGGCCGCCGCAGGCAAGGCGTTTCTTGCCCTGGGCGCGACCATTATGACCACGCCCGTGGGCTGGCTGCTGGCCGGGCTCACTGCTGTGGCCACACTTGTGTATCAGATCTGGAAGCACTGGGGCGATATCAAGGCCGCCGCTCACGGCGTGACCGCAGCGCAGGATAAGGCCGAGGAACTGGGCATCGATATGGAAAACGATATCGAAGCCCTGACCGACCCGGAAAACGCAGCCGCTATTTCTGCCGCCGCCACCGGCGCGCAGGATCCTGACGCGGCCAGCTCTGCGCCCGTGCCCGGACTGTTCGGGCAGCCCATACCGCAGCAGACCATGCAGGATGCGCGCGGATCCGTGCGGCCCTCTGTGCAGCGTTCCGAGCATGTGGAAAAAACGGAAATCGTCATCCGAGCCGAAAAGGGCACGGAAGTGGTGCGGATGCCGCAGGCCGAGAGTGTGAGCGTTGACCGCTCCGGCATGGGCTTCGCCGCCGCCATGGGAGGATAAAACAATGGCTCTGAGCTTGCTTTCCTGGCAGCGCGCCATGCGCAAAGCCAGCTTCCGCGGTGTGGAGTTCGGCGTTTTTTCCGCTGCGGACACTGTGGGCCGCTCCACGGTGACCCATTTTTTCCCGCAGCTCGATACACCGTACAGCGAGGATATGGGCAAGGCTGCGCGCAGCATACGCGTGCAGGCCTTCCTCACGGGAAACGATTACATGCAGCGGCGCGACCGCCTGCTGGAAGCCCTGGAAAAGCCCGGCCCTGGCGAGCTGGTGCATCCCTGGATGGGCACATTCTATGTGGCGCAGGAAGCACCGGCCCGCGTGCAGCACAGCGCCGCCGATGGCGGCATGTGCATGGTGGAAATGGCGTTCGTGCGCGTGGCGCGTGGACAGACCCTTTCCGCTAAAGCCAACCTGGCCAGCCTTGTGCAGGAACGTGCCGCGATCTGTTCCGGGCTGGCCACAGTTCTGGCCGATTCCCTGAACATCGCAGGACAGACCGCATGGGTGGCGCAGCAGGCCGAAGCTGCGTTGGGTGACATGCTGGACGCTATCCAGACCACCATCGGCGTGGACGTGGCAGGACTCACCGGCTGGGCCATTGGCGAAAGCTCCGGCTGGCTGGCCACGATCATGGAAGGCAAGCAACTCGGCCGGAACATCGCCGCGCTGTTTTCCGCAGCCTCTGCTTCATTGCCCGAGGCCGCCACCTCGGCAACGGCAAGCGGACAGGCTACCGCCGAGAGCCGCGGCGCAAGCCCGGAACTGATGGTCAGCCTGGCAAAACAGGCACCCTTATCGGAAGATGTGGGCCGTAACATGGGCACAAGTTCCACCGTGGCATATCAGAATGCCGCCATCATTTCCGCTGTGTGGCGAGAGTTCGCCACCGTGGAAGCGTGCCGTGTGGCCGCCAACTACACGCCCACATCTTCCAGGGAAGCCGCGCAGGAAATGGAACTGATACTTGAAGCCGTGGACACGGTGCAGCTCGAATGCGATGACGATGCCTTTGCCGCCTTCGCTGATCTGCGCGCGGTGACCGTGCGCGCTATGGCCGAAAAAGCAGGCCAGGCTCCTGAACTGATAGTCGTGCGTGAAGCCCAGAGCGTGCCCTCACTGGTGGCCGCATGGCGCTGGACTGGCGACATATCGGCCGAAGCCGACCTGATCCAGCGCAACGGCGTGACACATCCGGGCTTTGTGGGCGGCGGCACGGATCTGGAGGTGGTCAATGTCTAGCGGATCCGAAAACGTGCATCTGCTCATCGATGGCGTGGAATGGCGGGGCTGGAAGTCCTGCCAGGTGCTGCGATCCATCGAGGCGATGGCTGCCGCCTTTTCCTTCGGCGTGGCCGACCGCTGGGAGACGGGCGCGCCTTCCGTGCCCTTCGCACCAGGTATGCGCTGTTCCGTCATCGCGGGCAGCGACTACCTGGCCACCGGCTGGCTGGACAGAGTACAGGCCAGCCTTTCCGCTGGCGACCACGGCACCACCATTTCAGGCCGCGATGCAAGCGCCGATCTGGTGGACTGTTCGGCTGTGCATTCTCCGGGCAGCTGGAAGAACATGGGGCTGCTGGATCTGTGCAGCGAACTGGCCGCGCCCTTTTGCGTGCCCGTCACGCTGGAAGGTGCGAGCGGCGCACCCTTTTCATCCTTCGCCATCCAGCCCGGTGAAAGCACCGCAGAGGCGATGCAGCGGCTTTTGAAGCAGCGCGAACTTCTGGCCGTGCCGGACGGCAAGGGCGGCATTCGCCTGGCCAAGATAGGCCAGCGCATCATTTCCACAGTGCTGGAGCAGGGGAGAAACGTGCTTTCCTGTTCCGTCACCCTGGACGCATGCAAGCGTTTTTCCCGCTACATCGTGAGCGGACAGCAGAAGGGCACAGACGCGGTTTTCGGCAAGGCGTGCTCTGTGCGCGGTGAAGTGACCGATGCCCAGGTGACGCGATACCGGCCGCTTTTCATCCAGGCCAGCCAGCAGGGGGCCGCAGGCTATATGCGGCAGCGCGCCGTGTGGGAAAAGACCACACGCAGAGCGGAAGGGCTCACCGTGAGCGTTTCCGTGCAGGGCTGGCGCGATGATGAAGGCAGACTGTGGGAACCTGGCACCATGGTGCAGGTACACCTTCCCGCCTTCAACCTGACGCAGCCCTTGCTCCTGGCCTCTGTGAGTTTTTCCAAGTCTGCCAGCGGCACGCTTGCCGATCTGGAATTGCGAGATCCTGCCGCTTTTGCACAAGAGCCCGAAGATCCGACCGCGACCACGGACGCTTCCACCTATTGGAGCAAGGCCGTCAAGTCTGCGGCCAAGTCCGGCGAAAAAGCCAAAGAGGAATTTCTCAAATGATGGATGACGGCAAGCGACTGGCCAGGAACGGCATTTCGCGTGGAGTGCTCACCCTGATTGACGATGAAGGCAAGATGCAGCGCGTGCAGGTATCCATCCTGGACGGCGAACTGGCTGACGATGTGGAACGCTTCCAGAACTACGGCTTTACATCCGTACCCGAAGCCGGGGCCGAAGCCACCGTGGTTTTCATCGGCGGCGACAGAGGGCACCCCGTTGTGGTGGTGGCCGATGACCGCCGCGTGCGGATGGCAGGCCTCGAGCCTGGAGAGGTGGCCGTGTATCACCGCAACGGCGATTTCATCCACCTGAAAAACGGCAACGTCATGGAAGTGAGCACAAGGCGGCTGACCATAAAGGCAGCCGATTCCATGACCATCGACACAAAGCAGCTCACCGTGACGGCCAGCACCGGCATCCTGGTGAAAACGCCGTCCCTTGCTTCCCAGAATACCAGCGGCGGGGCTATGGCTGCCAGCGTCACGGGCTCGATCACGACCAGCCAGGGCGATATCGTGGCCGATGGCATCAGCCTGAAAACTCATACTCACCCGGGCGATTCCGGCGGCACTACGGGGGCACCGAATGGCTAGAGACATTCTTTTGACGCAGATTTCCGCAGGCGTTTTTGACCTGCTCACACAGGACGATGACCTGGTGGGCGATGAGAGCCTGGGCACGGCCGTGCTCATAAGCCTGTTTACCGATGCCAGGGCAGACGCTGACGATCTGCCGCCCGAGTGGAAGGATCCGCGCGGCTGGTGGGCCGATGCCATGCTGGCCACAGCGTCCCGCGACTTCCAGGGCGTGGGCTCGAGGCTCTGGCTGCTGGCACGGCAGAAGCAGACCACGGAAGTGGTGGCCAGGGCCGAAGATTATGCGCGGCAGGCTCTGCAGTGGCTCATCGATGACGGCATAGTTTCGGCCGTGAACGTGACCGCTGATGCTCCGAGCATGGGCCTGCTCACGCTCGAGGTGGCCGTGACGCACACCGACCCGAAGGCCACCCAGCGCAGCACATCGCGCTGGACGATCAGCATGGACGAACAGCAAATCAGCATGAGGGCAGCAGTATGAGTTTTTCCCGTCCTTCTCTTTCCACCCTTCGCACGCGCATCGCGGCCGATATTTCCGCAAACCTCCTGGACGGCGGCAGCCTGAAACCGCGCTCCGTTCTGGGCGTGCTGGCCTATGTGTGGGCCGGTGCCTGTCATCTGATGTATGGCGCGCTGCAGTGGTATTTTTCCCAGTTCTGGGCCGAGAGCGCGGAAAGCACCTATCTCGAGATCAAGGCCAAAACGTGGGGCATTACCCGCAAGGCCGGTGCGAAGGCCACAGGATCCGTGACCTTTTCCGGCGAAGGCATAGTGCCTGCGGGCAGTTCGCTGCGCTCACCTTCCGGCGTGCTCTATACACTCGACAATGACACCATGGTGCCAGGCGTGGGCACGCTCACCGCTATGGAAACGGGCACGGCTGGCAACCTGGCTGCAGGCGCACAGCTCACCCT